AACTCCTACAGGTTTTGGTTTAACTTCGTCATTAGGAACAGCGGATGCAGGTCCTGATGCAATGTTAACTGGAAATCAAGCTACAATGGCTACTGGAACTGTTGAAGCATATAACCAAGAAGGTTGGGGTAGATATTTCTGGGGACTATTTGAGTATGGTGCTACAGGAGAATGGGAGTTTGTAACACCAACAAGTCTACCTTTAACAGCTACTTTAGGTAACGAAACAGTTACAGCTGATGCAAATGTTTCTGTAACAGGAATTGCATTATCATCTACTTTAGGAACAGCAGATCCATCACCAGATGCAACAGTTACAGGTATAGGATTCTCTGCATCTTTAGCTGTTGGTTCAGTTATAACTGGTACAGCAGATGTAACAGTTACTGGTATTGGTATGCCAATGGGTCTTGGAACAGGTCAATTAGATGCTGTATCTTTAATAGATGTAACTGGTATATCGATGTCTGTTACATTAAATAGTGTAACAACCAAAGGATTTGCTAACGTTTCAGTTACAGGATTTGCTTTGACTTCTACGTTAAATAACGCTAATACTCTAATCTGGAATGAAATAGATACAGGTTCAGCACCTGTATGGACAGAAGTTCCCACAAGAGCTGCATAATGATAGTTGACACTATCCACATATTTTAATACTATTAAAAAACTATAAGGATTTATAAAAATGGCAAACTCGACATCAGCTAGTTTAAAACTTACAGTCCAAGCAACAGGAGAAAATTCAGGTACTTGGGGACAGATAACTAACACAAACTTATTAATCGTAGAACAAGCTATTGGTGGTTACGATACATTTAACGTAACTAACGCAAGTAGAGCTTTAACTTTTACCAATGGTGCAGTATCAAATGGTAAAAACCAAGTAATTAAATTAACAGGTACTTTAGCAGGAAACCTTAACGTAACAATTCCAGACTCAATAGAAAAAACTTACACTGTTGTAGATGGATGTGACCACGCAGGAAATACGTTAACATTCAAAACTTCAAGTGGAACGGGTGTATTGCTATGTGAAGGAAACTGTTATGAATTATATTCTGATGGAACTAACATAGTAAAAGCAAACGAATATAAAAAGTGGAGAGCAATTACAGCAGCAGAAACAGTTCAAGCTGGTGCTCAACTTTTATGTAATACAAATGGTGGAGCTTTTACAGTCACACTACCAGCATCACCTGCTTTAGGAGATGAAGTTTCATTTATGGACCAGGGTTACGATTTTAACTCAAATGCATTAACTATAGGTAGAAATGGTTCTAACATAGTTAACGCTGCAGCTGATCTTGTTGTGAATACACAAGGAGCAGCTTTCACATTAGTATTTTCAGGAGACGCAACTACTGGTTGGACCTATAAGGAGAAATAATCCATGGCCAATTATGAAGCAACGCGATACGACTTTGACGGTGCTAGTCTTACTGACATTCAAGGTCTTAACACAGGTTTAATTATACCATGGACAGATACATCTGTTCCAACTGGTTTTTTAGAATGTGATGGTTCTGCTGTTTCAAGATCAACTTACTCAGCATTATTTGCGGTGATTGGAACTACATATGGCTCTGGTAACGGTTCAACAACATTTACTTTACCAGATTTAAAAGATGATGTTGTAGTAGGAAAATCACCTAATAAGGCTTTAGCATCAACAGGTGGAGCAAACACTGTATCAACTAGTGGTAGTGCAAATTCTGCAAGTGCAGGTAACACTTCTATATCCACTCCAACTATGGCCTCACATAGTCACACACACGCAGGTAGACCTTCACCATCACCTAACAGAAACAGTAAAAACCCTAAAACACCTACTGGAGGAGGAGCAAATCCATCCGTATCTATCTCACCTCAAGGAAGTGGCGGAGGACATAGTCACCCTGCAAGTATAAACTTTTCTGGTACTGCTAATTCAGTTTTACAACCATATTTAACTTTATTATATATAATTAAAACGTAGGAAAAATTATGGCAAATTACGAAGCAACTAAATATGATTTTACAGGAGCAAACTTAACTAATATTGATTTAGTTAATACGGGTTTAATTATACCATGGACAGATGGATCTGTGCCATCTGGATTTTTAGAATGTGATGGTTCTGCTGTTTCAAGATCAACTTACGCTGCTTTATTTGCAGTTATAGGAACTACTTATGGTTCAGGAAATGGTTCTACTACTTTTAATGTTCCTGACCTACAAGATGATAACGCTATGGGTAAATCAAATAATAAAGCTTTAGCATCAACTGGCGGAGCAAACACTGTAACATCAACAGGAAATTTTTCTATCAGTGTAGGTAATACAACTTTATCTACACCTACAATTGCTTCACACACTCACACAGTTAATTTCAAAAATAAATCTGGAGGAGGTCTTACACCTCCAGGTGATGCAAATAACCAACCAACACCTCAACCTGCAAACAAAACTAGTGGTAACACAGGTGGTGGCGGAGCACATAACCATCCAGGATCTGCTACTTTTTCTGGTAATGCAACTTCTGTTGTACAACCTTATGTAGCTCTGTTATATATAATTAAAACTTAAGGAGAATAATGGCAAATTACGAAGCAACTAAATATGATTTTGATGGTGCAAACATCACAGGATTAGTTGGTATTTCTACAGGATCAGTCATTCCATGGTCAGATGGATCTGTGCCATCTGGTTTTTTAGAGTGTAATGGTTCTAATGTTTCTAGAAGTACGTATGCTACTTTATTTGCTGTTATAGGAACTACGTACGGATCAGGAAATGGATCTACAACATTTACTCTTCCTGATCTTCAAGATAAAATAGTTATGGGTAGATCTCCAAATAAAGCTTTGGCTTCAACAGGTGGAGCAAATACTGTTGCATCAGGGGGAAACTCATCAGGAAACACAGGAAATACTACTATTTCTACACCAACTTTAGCCAATCATACTCACCCAGCAGGTGGTAATCGTACAGGCTCTACATTCTCTGTATTTAGTTCAGGTGGAGGTACTTGTGTTTCAAGTCCATCAAACTCAGGTAGTAAAGGTGGTAGTGGATCTCACAGTCATCCAGTTACATCTAATTTTACAGGGTCTGCTAATTCAGTGTTGCAACCTTACTTAACTGTGATATATATAATAAAAACATAAGGAGAATTTTATGGCAAAACATGGTGCTTGGACAGTAGTTTTTGAAGATAAAATGGTCATCAAAAAAAATAGTGACTACGGAATTGAAGATGCATGTGGACACAAAATAGAAGATGATGCATTTTGGAGTCAATCAAAATTTGATAATATACATGCTATTCAGTTTACAGACGATAATGTAGATAATGATCAAGTAGAATATAAAGATGATTCACCAAACGGAGTATACGATGCAGCTGTTTTAGGTAGCTTTGATGAATTCATATCAAGATGGGATGCTGCTCATTTAGTTTCTCTTCAAGAAGCGTGGGATGAAGATAACATAGTAAATGAAGATGGTTCTGCGGGTGAAACTGAAGCTGAAAAAACAGTTAGATTAGGTGCTAGACCTACAACTTATTCTTCTTAATAATTTAACCTGATAATATCCAAGAAGTTATAATATACTTTTCACCTTTTAAAGGTGGGTTACCTCTATGCATGTACGGAAAAGCTGCAGGCCATATAACTATTCTACCTGCTTTTGGTTTTACTCTAATTGACTGATGTAAAAACTCTGTCTCTCCTCCTTCATCTACATCATTAAGATAAATCATATAAGTTAAAAATCTTCTAAAACCCTCATTTCCAAGTCCTGGACCCCATTCAACATGCCATACATGATAACCTCCTGTAGGCACTGTTTTTTGAATTTTGACATTTGTATAATTTAAAGGATCAAAATCACTTTGAACATCTAAATTTTCCATATACATTTTCAACGCCATATCAAAATTAACAAACATTGTTTTTAATTCAGTGTGATCTCCAAGAATTTCTTCAGGTTCAACGCTGGTTGCAATATCTTTTTTAGTACGGTTACCTGCTCTTTCAGTTGTAAATCTGTCGTAAATTTTATTATATTTATTTTGTCTTTCAAAATATTTTATAGCTTCTTTACACATTTCTGGAGAGATATAATTATCAAATATCCCTATCCATTCTTTCATTTCAAATTTTTTTTCGTTATTCATCTTTTCCTACTGGGTCTGGGTTTCTAACTATTTTAGATCTCACAGGATCTTCTTGATAAATAACGTGATATTTACCATCATACTTTAATAATTTTTCGTTCCACCAAGATGGGTCTTTAACTGTATAGTGAGCATTTTTTCCGTTTGATAATACCTGTCTTGCTGGATAACAAGTTATGGTTAAGAAAACAAATCTTCCTGAACTAAATAAATCTTCTAAAATTTCTTCAACTTTATCTTCTTGAATATGTTCCATTACATCTACACACAGAACTAAATCATAATCCATACTCATTTTTTTTGCATACATAGGTACAGCAGGGTCGTATCCTACTATTACAATACCTGTTGGTGAGCCTGGTACTTGTTTATTATTAAATAATAATTTATGAAACGTTGCTTTACCACAACCATAATCTAATATGGTTCGTACCTTTTGATCTTTTATTATTTGATATATTTCGTGTTTATATTCTGCTAAAGCCTCTCCACACCAATTATCTTTATTCTCAGCATGAAATTTAGTGGCTTCAATTAGTGATTCGTAACTCATATAAATTTACTTTCAGGTTCATGTATATCTTTTATTTTCTTTAATTCAAGGTATTGCTTGTAACAATTTTCTGTAAATTTGGTTAGATATAAGACATCTCTATAATTATTTACCTCATAAACATCTATACCATCATAACCCATTTCTTTAGCCACCTTGAATCTGTAGTGTCCACAATGTAGTTCCATTTTTTTTACATGTTTGTTGTACATTACAACTCCAGGAAATAACAAACCGTCTTCTTTCATATATTGTCTTACATTGTTTAAGTGATTTTTTTCCCATTCTATTTTATTCTCTAAATAATCTTCGGTTATAGACTCTAAATAATCTGGAAACCATATTATTTTAGCTGTTAATAATTGCATTATGTAATGTTCTAGCTTGATCGTCTTCATGTTCTGTTAAAGAACCATGTTTATCTACGTAGTGAAAAAACACTTGAGCACACCCATCACCTTCAAATTTTTTTCTTCCATGTGATAATTCACGCGCCATATATACAACTGCATCTCCTTCTTCCATTTCTATCCATTTTTTATTCATGTGTATTGGCCAGTTATGTGTTTTATGTATACATGCTGTTACAGATATTTCACAAGCTTCTCTATCTTTATGTGTTTTTAAAACGGATCCGTATATGTAATATCTCCAGTAAGCATAAGATTTTAATAATTCTAAACCAGTAATTTTTTCCATCAATGGAAGTTTCTCTTTTAAAAATACATGCATTAAAGGATCTCTGCCGTATGATGGACATACAGGAGCCTGTTCATCATCTTTAAATCCTTCATCTAATTTAAGTAGACAATATTGTTTTAATAATTTTAACTCTTCTTTTGAGAAGAAATTTTTAACTAGTTTATATTTAAAATCTCTTATAGTAGCCATGATACTATAGAATACCTTGTTCCTTTCTTTACTGGTTCAATACAATGCGGATATAAAAAATTACTTGGAAAGAAAATAATTTTACCTGTTTTAGCTTTAACTCTTTTAGCTTCATCTTTACAATTAGGATGATAGAATACTAAATCTCCACCTTCATATTCGTCGTTTAAATTTATAATTACACTAAGTGTTCTATTTGTTGTGGTTCCATGATCTGTATGTATCTCATACTTTCCACCAGGAGCATATTTTAAAAGATCTACTTGGGCTAATGTTCCTACAGTCAACTGAGGAAACTTTGCCTTATAATTAAAATAGTAATTCCATATTAAATTTTTTACTACATTAAATAAAACTTTATCAGTTATAGAAGATTGATTTAAGTGGTGTCCAAATACATTTCTAATGTCTGTATTCAAACCATCTGCTACCGTCATTTTTTCTGTAGCTTTATAATCGATATACTCTTTGAATTTTTTAATGACTTTATCTGGTATACTTACGTCCAAATCAATTATTGCTTCTTTCAAATTCATGGTTTAGAATGACTATTTTTATATATAAAAATACTTATATGTTACAAAAATTAAATTTCAAGCCTGGTTTTAATAAACAAGTCACTGCATCTGGAGCTGAATCTCAGTGGATAGATGGTGATTTTGTAAGATTTAGATATGGCTTACCAGAAAAAATAGGTGGTTGGAGTCAATTAACTACAGATAAAACTACTCTACCTGGAGTAGCAAGAGCACAACATGCATTCACTAGTTTAGCAGGAGAAAAATACACAGCTATTGGAACCAATAAAGGATTGTTTTTATATTATGGAGATGACTTTTATGATATTACTCCTTTAGATACAGCCGTCACTGGTTTTACTTTTACATCTTCAAATGGCTCTGCGACTGTTACCTTAAATAAAACATCTCACGGTATACTAGCTGGAGAGTATATAACTTTTACATCTGTAACATTGCCTGGAGGAGGAGCTACAGGATATTCTACAGGTGATTTTGAAAACACAACTTATGAAGTTATAACATCAGCTACCAATAGTTTTACAATTACAATGGCCTCTAATGAAAGTGGCACAGGAATGTCAACTGCAGGAGCAGCGACTGTTAATCCGTATGTCACAATAGGACCAACTTTTCAAACAGCTGGTTATGGTTGGGGTACATCAACTTGGAACTTATCTACTTGGGGAACAGCAAGAGCAACAGGTGCAGTGACTCTGGATCCAGGCTTCTGGAGTTTAGATAATTTTGGTGAGGTATTGGTATGCACAATTCATAATGGTAAAACATTTACATGGAATGCAGGAGCATCTAATGCAAGAACAATTAGAGCATCTGCGACTACAACAAATTTTGCAACCACAAATAATCCAACTAAAAGTTTGATGACTGTGGTATCAGATAGAGATAGACATTTATTTCATCTTGGAACAGAAACTACAATTGGAGATTCTACAACTCAAGATCCAATGTTTATAAGATTTTCTAATCAAGAAGATTTAAATACATATGCTCCAACTTCTACAAATACAGCGGGTACATTTAGATTGGACTCAGGTAATGAGATAAGAGCTGCTGTTAATGGTAAGGATTATATTCTAATACTAACAGACACTGCAGCATATGTTGCACAATTTGTTGGTCCACCTTTTACATTTAGTATTAGACAGGTGGGTGTTAACTGTGGATGCATGGGTCAGAACTCAGCTGTGTATGCATCAGGAGCTGTGTTCTGGATGGGCAATGCAGGTGGATTTTTTATGTATGATGGTACAGTAAAAACATTACCATGTGCGGTAGAGGATTTTGTATTTACAAAAAAAGCAGATAACTTAGGAATTAATTTCAAAGCAAACAAAATTATATCTGCAGGTCATAATAGTTTATATACAGAAGTTAATTGGTTTTATCCTAAAGATGGATCCGATCAGATTGACAGAGTGGTCACATATAACTATGCAGAAAATCTTTGGACTACAGGTTCTCTGGCAAGAACAACATACGAAGATGCGAGTGTATTTAGTGAGCCTTACGCTACAGAATATACAACAACAACCACACCTACATTTTCAATACAAGGTATTACAAATACTTTTGGTTCAACCACATACTATGAACATGAAGTTGGAACTGATCAAGTAAACAGTTCAGGTACAACTTCAATTGATGCATTTATTAGATCTGGAGATTTTGATATTACTGCAAGAAGAGGTCTTGGTGGAAACGTTACACCAGTACCAGATTTTAGAGGAGATGGAGAATTCTTTATGTCTGTGAGACGATTTATACCAGACTACAAAGTCTTAACAGGTAATTCTAAAGTTACATTGTTTGTAAATGATTACCCAAACAATACAGCTTCTAGTTCTCAGTTAGGTCCCTTTACAATTACATCCTCTACTGATAAGGTGGATACTAGGGCAAGAGGAAGACTTGTATCAATTAAAATAGCATGTGATGCCACAGGAGAAACCTGGAGATATGGTACATTAAGATTAGATGCTCAACCAGATGGAAGAAGATAATGTCAATACTTAATTTAGGAGTTTCACAAAGAAGACCAGCAGTAAGCAGACCAAATCCATTACAGTTTAAATTTCAAAATCAATTGTTTCCTGGATATGAAGAGTTTGCAAATGTTCCTTTTCCTGCATATGAAAATTTTATTGGATCGTATTCTCAAGTTGATCCAAGTGCTCCAATGTATGATGAGGCTGGTATTAGATCTTTAGCTATAGCTGATACGCCAACAACAGGTTTAATTTCTCAACTTCCTTTAAATAGATTATCAGGATTAAATTTATCTCGTTTTCAAGGTGTTAGTGATTTAGGTAGAGATGATGAAGATGTTGAACAAGTGTCTTCTTTAACTGAACCTACAGGCCTTGCAAAAATAGCACAGTTTTTACCGTTTGGAGATAAATCACTTTTAAGAGCAGGTTTAAATATTGTTAAAGATGCAATTCCTAAATCTGATCCTAGAGCTATTTCTATGAGAAACTTTTATGGTAATAGATTTGGTTTAACTGGTATAGGTCAAGTGGCTTCAGGTCCTATGAAAGGATATAATCCTGTATCAGGTGGATTGTTTGGTAGAGAAAAAACATTCGGTTTAGAAAAAGCTATAGGAGATAGAATTAGAACTAGATCTACTATAGGGCAAGCACGAATTAACGCAAGATTTGGAAAAGACTCTAAGAGAGCATTAGATTTTGCAGCTAAAACAAAAGAATTACAAAATTTAGGAAAAGAAGAAAGAGGTTCTAAATCATTAGACAAAGCTTTTGATAGAGATAGAACAAGAGAAAAAGATTTAAGAGGAGGTTCAGGGAAAGACTTTGGACCATATTCATAATGGCAAAAGTAACTGTCTACATTCCTGAACCAAAAGAAGAGTATGAGGTAGATAATCAAAGACAAATTTTAGAGTCTTTGAATACTATGAAACAACAGCTTAATTTTTCTTTTCAACAAGATTTAAAAAATGAACAAGATGCTTTTAATTATTTTTTATCATGACAATACAATACAAAAACGAAATATTTTCATTAACAGGAACAGCAAATACTACAGTGGTTAGTATAGCTACAAGCGCTATAGCTATTGTTAAAAGTGTTTATTGTGCAAATACAAGCACAGGTTCAGTTCTTGTAAAAGCTCGTGCTAAAAGTGGAGGATCTAATTCTAGATTTTTTGTAAAAAATATGGCAACAAATACTTCAGAAAATTTAACTCCACAGGGGTTGAATTTAGAGGCAGGAGATGCTATAGAAGTTCAATCAAGTGAAGGTGGCGGCGTGGTTGAAGGTGTCGTCAGTTACGCTTTAATAAACAGACAGAATGAAAATGGATGATTTACCAAAAATAGAATGTACTACAGTAGTAACTTGGCGTAATACTAAAACAGGTGAAGTGTTTAAAGAAAAGAAAGATGGGCCAGATATAGCACAAGATGTAACTGTGCAAGTATCTCCGAAAGGTTTAGATATTTTACAGAAAGTTATGAAAAAACACAATGAACGAAAACCCTAAAGGTGGGACTGAGTTACAATTAGGATTTTTAAATAATCGAGTAGACAAGAATCTACTAGATAAATTTTCTATTTGTACTTCTGTACCAGAAAAAATACCGCTAGATAATTCAAAGATAAATATTCTTTGGCAAAAGAATTCCTATGATCAACCAAACTTAGCACCTTGGTTTCAAGATAAATCAAATCATAATAAATACGACTGGTATGTATTTAACAGTCATTGGAACTACGAAAAGTTTAGAACATATTTTGATGTACCAACTGAAAAATGTGTAGTAATAAAAAATGGTATAGAAAAGATAGAGCCTATATCTACCACTTATAATAAAGGTGATCCCATTAAGATTATACATCAGAATACACCATGGAGAGGATTAAATGTTTTATTAGGTGCTATGCAGTTAATTAATAATCCACTTATCACTCTAGATGTATATTCATCTACAGAAGTTTATGGTAAAAGTTTTTATAATGAAAATGATAAATACTATCAAACTCTTTATGATCAAGCTGAGTCTTTACCAAATGTAAATTACATTGGTTATAAACCAAACAATTATATTGCAGAGCATTTAAAAGATTATAGAATGTATGTGTATCCAAGTATATTTGAAGAAACATCTTGTATATCTTTACTAGAATGTATGGCAGCTGGTCTGTATTGTATTACTACTAACTTTGGTGCACTCTTTGAAACAGGCGCAGAGTTTCCGATGTATATACCTTATTCTAAAGATTATAAATCTTTATCACGTAAGTTTGCAAATGGCATAGAGGCAGCGGCGATATCTTTAGAGGATGATACAATAAATGATCATTTAAAATTTCAAATAGATTACACAAATAAATATTATAGCTGGGACAAACAAGCGATATCCTGGACTAGATTTTTACAAGGAGCTTTACATGCAAAACAATGATCCCATTTGGTTTAATAAAAAGACCAGACCAAACGAAGATACTTATCAAACTATAAAACAAGGTAACGTAACTGAGATACATATAGGTGGAGAACCTAAATATAAGATAATGGTTTGCACGCCATGTCACTCAGATGTGTCTATGCATTACACCCAGGCTGTATTAAAGTTTCAACAAGAATGTTTACGTAATAATATACTTGTAAGTTTCACATTACTAAAATCATCTTTAGTTACTCAAGGTAGAAATCTTTGTGTTGCTGACTTTGTTGGTCACGAGCATGAGTATCAACATTTGTTGTTTGTAGACTCAGATATAGATTTTGAATATTCAACAATAATTAAAATGTTAGAAGCAGATAAAGATATTATAGCATGTCCTTATCCAATGAAAACAATTGATGAAGATAAGATGTGGAGAAGATTAACAGAGAAATATGATACGATTAAAGATAAGAGTGACATTGTAAAATCAAGTTATATGTTTCCAATGAAAGTTAAAAACAAAGATAACATAACAGTAGAAAACGGTATTATGGAAGCAACTCATGTACCTACAGGATGCACACTAATTAAAAGACATGT